TAATATGGATTGCTAAATTCTTTAGCAAGTCCAATTTCATTATCGTTATTGTAATTACTCCCACTATATCCGAGTGCTTTCATACATTGTTCAACATATTTAGTTTTATGTGGGTTATCATCTTTCCCATTTTGTTGTGCATAAATGTCGGGGTTGCAATCTTTTTCTTTTAGTTCTTCTCTAAAATATGAAACTGCAAACTTTTTGCCATCTTCATCACTATATTCACTACCATTGAGATTGCCAAATAATCCAAAATCAAAATGAGATTTTGTTTCTGTTTCTTTGCCATCTTCATCAGTATCTTCATTGTGAGAAAAATAAAAACATTTATCTTTTGCTACCACGTCACATGGACTACCATACTTTCTTTTAAAAGTTCGTAGTGTTGCAACATCTTCCAAAGGATATGACCTTTGAACAACTTTTTTTGCAAGTTCACTTGCACTCTTATATTGTTCATCAACATATTCTCTTGCTTGAAGAAATGCCTCTTTTTCTTGTGTGTCCTCTTTTTCAAACACATCTTTTATTTTATTGAACAACTTGTTTCTCAACTCGGTGTTCATGCGTATTCTAGCCATTTGCTACCTCTCTTTCTAGTTTTAATGGTTGTTCATATCTGACTATTGAATAAACAACATCATCTTTCTTATTTATTAAATTATAACCTTGCAACATATCATTTGCCTTGTCAAGGTCAGTTGTAAAATTACAAACATAATAAACACTATCCACGTTTGCAAATTTAGTTTCTTGTATTATTAAGTACATCATGTTTTTTCCTTTCATATTAATTATTTTTAATTTATCACTTGACAATAGGATAGTCAAGCATTATATTTGATTTAATAAATTAGTTTTGGGATTATCTCTCCCACGTTCTAATTTATTGGGACAACTTTCAGTTGTAAAACAAGGGCATCATATCCCACCTTTCGCAACTGAAACTGATCCCTGATCCGGTGCCCAGAGATTAAGAGGAATTCCCGCCGGATCTGGGATCGGTTAATAGTTTAGGGCGCCCGAACATTTGAGGGCTATATCTAGGTGGACCCAACTCTTAGTGTGATGATCGCGCACGTCGGATGGTGACAATTTGTGAGAATTCCATCTTGCCTCGAGCCACTATTACTGATCCCTGGTCCTTCTCCCACCTTATAAGTGGTAGGCCCTGGTGCACCGGTAAACAATTGCCGCTGGGCCTCAGTGAGATGGACCTGGGATCAGGTTACAAGCCTCAAGCTCCAAGCTTGACAGGACCTGTAGGATTTGATAGGATTAGAAATTAACAAAGGAGAAAGACATGAGTACTAGATGTAATATAGCAATAGAAGATCCAAAGACAAAAAAGGTAAAAGTGATCTATGTTCATTGTGATGGATATCCATATGGAGTTGGAAAAACGTTGGTTGATTATTGGGATCAGCCAGAATTTGCATCACAACTATTTGATCATGGAGATGCATCATACCTTGGAGCTTCCATTGAAGAGTGTAGTTTTTACGCTCGAGATTGGGACAGAGAAATAGATCCTGCTAAAGAGTACAGAGATGAGTGGATGTACATGGATGCCATGAAAGGAGATGTATTTATAGAATATATTTATATCTTTAAAGATGGTGAGTGGTACGTTTCAACTCAAAAATCAACTAAAGTTAAAGATGGATACGACAGAGGAACTTTGTTTTATTATACCAAGTTTGAGCCTGTAATTGCAAACAAGGAATACAATAAACACAAAGATAGTGGACATCAAAACGTCGAAGTCAATATGATTTCAGCAATAGGTAAAGCTCTTTCTGGTAAAGGATATACCATGAGCGTTCAGGGTGGAAAAGCTAAAAAAACAAATTAACAATCAGGACCTGGCGGCAGCAATGCCGCTGGGCCGGGAGGGAATATGAGCAATAGTTATGACCATAGCATCAAGATGAATATGCTGTCGACAGTGTATGGCAGCAAGGAAGATATCAAAAAAGAATTAAAAAAGAACAGCGCCAAGCTCAGGGACTGGCATGCTGAAGAGCAAAAGAAGTATGACAGGGCAAATGCTTCCTTCGATGAATGGTATGAGGAGTATTCAGGGGGCAGCTGGAAAGAGAACAATGAGAGCTAAGGAAGGGCAGCAGGTGACAAGCTACAAGCTTCCTGGGCCACGTCCAATTTCAAATGCAAACAAAGGTTTGATTCACAGGCGTCAAGCATCAAGCTTCAAGCGCCAAGCTCCAAGCTTGACATCACCTGAACCAGATGTTACTAATAGGATTATAAAGGAGAAATTATGAAAGTAAAAGAAGCTAAAGAAATAACAGGCAGCATGACCAGGACCAGTAAAATGCCGGGCCTGAGCTACAGCCTGCCAGCCTGGGAGTGTAAAACAGGGTCCAAGCTTAGGAAGGTTAAGGGCTCTGTCTGTGCCAGCTGTTATGCGCTTAAAGGAAACTATGTAAGATACAAAGCAATTAAAGCAGCTCAATATGTGAGACTGAAGTCCCTGAAGGACGCGAGATGGATTGAAGCAATGACAGCTCAGGTAAAGCGGTCCAAGTTTTTTAGATGGCACGACGCCGGAGATGTACAGGATCTGGATCATCTTAACAAAATTTATGAAGTATGTAGACAGACGCCAGGGACCAAGCACTGGATGCCGACCCGTGAAGCATGGATCAAGGACCACCTTGAGAGATGCCCCAGCAACCTGGTGATCCGGTTCAGCCCGCCGATGGTGGACATGAAGGCCCCAGACAGCTGGCCAAACTCTTCCAGTGTCATCACCAAGGACCAGCCATGGTTTGGTGCAACAAGTGTTTTGTGCCCAGCCCCAGACCAGGGCGGGAAGTGCGGCGACTGTAGACAGTGCTGGAATCCTGAAATAAAAAATGTTAGTTATTGGAAACATTAATATGTGGCATCACCCAAAATATTATAAAGAATTACGCAAGCTACGTAATAAACTGGACCAGGCCATTAGCTCTGAGAGTGGGACGCCGCCAAATGAGCGTGCGACTGGTCCGGGCCTCAAGCCTCAAGCTTCAGGGACCAAGCGTCAAGCCACAAGCAAACCAGAACCAGTTCAGGTTCAGCAGGCCTCAAGCGCCAAGCGACAAGCATCCCAACCTGAGTAGCAAGCTTCAAGCGTCAAGCCACAAGCTGCAAGCTCCGTGATTCTTGAACCACGGAACAAGAAAACTGAAGAAGTTTTCTTGGGTAAAGGACCGAGGGCCTTTACCATGATAAATGTGTTGTCAGGATGACGTTTATGGAAGGCAATTTGATGGGGTGAGAATCGTATTTTTTTACTTTTGGTTACTTTTAATTCTAGAGTGCGAAAGTGCCCAGAAGTATTACACACCAATAAATCAGGAGTGCCGAGTAAGCTAGAGTTTTCAATCCTAATAAGGGAAAGTTCTTTAAAATTTCTTTTGATTTGTTGATAAAATTTTGCCTCTGGACCCATGTCGTTATCGAGGTAATTACCTCACGCATTACGCGCCCGGCGTACGCAGATTCCCCGGTAAAACTAGTTTATGTTGAGGTGCAGTTTTCATTACAAGTCTATGAGACTGATGATTACCTTTGGCTCCAAATATAGTCTGACTGTTTTCGTGTACTTCCATTTTTTTAATTTCTTGTAGTTGACCATTTACTTCAACGTATATGACAGCATCACTAACAGCATTACCTTGTCTTGTGCCAGCCTTATTACCTGCAGTAAAAGAAGATAAAAATTCTTGTAGGTCTCTTACTCTCATTATTTTTTTTCTGCAAGAAGTTTTTCAATTTCTGCTTTATAAGTTTTATTATCGTGCTCAAGATTCTGAATAGTTCTATTCATTTCGTTTATAATTCTTTTTGCACCCTCTAATAGGTTTTTAGTTTGAATATATTCTGACTCTTTTTGTTTCCATTCCCAAATTTCTTTTTGGTATATTTCATTCATGAGAGTTAAATCACCAGACCCTCTATCTTCTTTTGGCTCACTAGTAATTTTTGTCTCGTTTTCATGACTCATATCTTCTCCATATTCCTTTATGTTTGTATATGTACGTTTATCTTTCATACACTTGACTTTATAGGACTATTACCTTAAAAAGTCAATATGGGAGTTCCTAAAAGATTAACAGAAATGCAAAAGAGATTTGCTGAATATTTAATATTTGGTGGACCTGACGGACCAGTATCTAAATCTGAAGCGGCAGAACTTGCAGGCTATTCACCTAAAAGAGCGCGTGTTGAAGGCAGTGAATTAACAAACCCCAGACTATCACCCTTGGTAGTGCAGTACATTGCAAAACTACAAGATGAAAGACTTCAAAAACATGAAGTTAGTTATTCAAAACACATCGCTGAATTAGATAGAATCTT